TAAGGATTATTGGTTTCATTATAATCTAGGGCCAGAACAAAAGGGGGGTCTTTTATGCCCGAAGAAAAATCACGGAGATGATTGCCCAATTTGTAATTTTAAAGATCAGCTTTGGAAGGAATTTAATAATACCCAAGACCAAGACACGATGAAAATGGCAAAAGATTTGTCACCACGTCAACGCTTCTTTTCACCAGTGCTAGTTCGTACTGAAGAGGGCGAAGGCATTCGCGTGTGGGGTTACGGCAAAGAGGCATACACCTCATTGCTTAACTTGGTCCTTAACCCAGAATACGGAGATATTACCGATGTTGACGCTGGTACTGATTTGACTCTGACTTACGGAAAGCCACCGGGAGCCAGCTTTCCCAAAACCACCCTGACACCTCGCCGCCGCACTAGTCCTTTATGCGACGAAGCTGTGGGTGGTGATGAAGAATGTTCTCGCTTGCTAGACAATATTCCTAGCTTCGATAACTTGTTTCAAGTCAAGAGTCCAGAAGAGGTCCAACAAGCTTTAGACAGCTTTATTTCCTCTCTCGAAGGCGAGACTGATGCAGACGGATCTACGTCAGAACTAGTAGTCAACGAAGGAACTCCAGATGTCCTTGCTGCTTTTAACGAGTTGACCGGAAACTAAGGAATACCTCCGACCGCAGGGAGGCATGGGTCTATAGATGTCTCAAAATTTTACTTAATCCTAAGAGGAAAATATGACAACTGAAAATACTGTAACCAATGAAGAAACCATCACAATCGCCTCCGAAGGTACTAGCGCCACTGTTCATTATCGTGGCACCCTGGAAGACGGTAGCGAATTTGATAATTCCCGCACCCGTGGCGAGCCTATCACTTTTACCGTGGGCTCTGGGCAAATGATTCCCGGCTTCAATGACGCCGTTGAGGGTATGACCGTAGGAGAAAACAAAACCGTTACTCTTACACCTGACCAGGCTTATGGCGATGTAAACCCGGAAGCCCAAACAACTTTTCCTAAATCAGGGTTTCCTGCAGATCTGGATTTGGTTGAAGGCATGCCAGTACCTCTGCGCACCCCTGATGGTCGCACTCTTGTGGGACGACTAACGGAACAACAAGAAGAGACCGTAACTATCGACCTAAACCACCCACTAGCAGGCCAAACCCTGCAATTTGAAATTGAACTCGTGGAAGTTACAACCGCCACGAACCCTTCAACCGACGAGGAAATCGCTACCCAATAATATGCGCGTTGTATCCGCAGGGAGGCATGGGATTACAGATGCCTCGCTTTTTTAATAGGAGAAAAAAATGAATATTCTTAAAGAAAATCGAGTTATTTCAAACTCATTTATTGTCGCTACCCTTCTTTCCATCGGCCTATCAATCGCTATTTGGGCAGGTGCTGTTGGAGATAGCGCTGAGCAAACCCAACGACTTGCACTTTTTGTCGGTCTGTGGGCACCTACCTTTATGGGATTCGCAAACTATTATAAGGAGGAGTAATGGCAAGAAAAACAAGCTCATCTGCTGGAAAACTTTCCATGGCAGATATGAGAAAGATGATCAATAAGAAGGCCGGAATGGATGTAGCCCATGATCTCAATGAGGCAAACCCAACACAGGTGACGCAATGGATCCCCACCGGCTCTCGCTGGCTTGATTCTATTATCTGTCGAGGTCACTATGCTGGTATTCCTGTGGGAAAAGTGTCCGAAATAGCAGGGCTTGAAGCCACCGGAAAGTCTTACATGGCAGCACAAATCGCAGCCAATGCACAAAAGATGGGCATGGATGTAGTCTATTTTGATTCAGAATCCGCCATCGACCCATCGTTCCTAGAGAACGCTGGCTGTGATTTGGAAAGATTGCTTTATGTACAGGCCCAATCTGTAGAGTTTGTTTTGGAAACCATTGAAGATTTATTGGCATCTGAAAACCAAATGCTATTTATCTGGGACTCTTTAGCACTAACTCCCGCCATCAGCGAGGTGGAAGGCAGCTTTGACCCAATGTCTCAAATGGCAATGAAGGCAAGAATTCTTGCACGAGCTATGTCCAAATTGGCTCTACCTATTGCTAACGCAAATGCTACGTTACTTGTTTTGAATCAATTGAAAACAAATATTACACGCATCGCAGCAGAAGCCATGACGACTCCTTATGTTACACCCGGCGGTAAAGCTATGGCATATGCCTATTCTCTACGAATTTGGTTGACAGGCCGTAAAGCCAAGGCAAGTTTTGTTCTGGATGACAATGGATTTCGCATCGGCTCTGAAGTGAAGGTAAAGCTAGAAAAGTCTCGTTTTGGGACGGCAGGTCGAAACTGTAATTTTAGAATTCTTTGGGGAGGAGAAACTGTAGCCATTCAAGACGATGAGTCTTTATTTGATGCCGTCAAATCTTCAGAAAGAATCCTTCAAGCAGGAGCATGGTACACCTTGGTCTTCGATGACGGTACCACAGAAAAGTTCCAAGCAGCCAAATGGGTAGAAAAGATGCAGAATGATAAGTTTCGTCAACAAGTTTACAGAATCATGGATGATGAAGTCATTATGAAGTTTGATAAGCGACAGGGCAATGCAGCTGATTTTTATGATTCTGAAGAGCCTACAGACTAGTTGTAGGTGTGGAAGATGAAATAAAATTAATGAAGTTTAACAAGCTCGCTTCCGAGCTTAAGTACTTGGAAGACGAGCTTGGCTTCATTAATAAAGTGTTGGAGAAGGTATCTCTAGAGTTTAATTCTAATTTTCATTCTCACATGAAAGAGATAGGCAAATACGAGCTGCTCACAGCCAAAAAATCAGAGCCTAAATTAAACCGAGCACAGCGAAGATCTTCAAAAAAAGCATCGAAGGCGAGCCAAGAAATCTTTAAAAAGATAGCCAAAGAGATACATCCAGATAAAAACATAGGCCTAGAAGAGTCAAGGAAGAAAGAAGTAGACAATATGTTTCTCGAAGCTTCAGAAGCGAAAGAGCAGGATAACATGTTGAAATTGTTTTCTATCGCCAAAGAACTGAAGATAGAGATAGGTGAGCTATCCCCGGAACACCTATCTATCTTTGAGAAACAAATTTCCGAGATGAGAACAAAAATAGAAATGAGCCAAAAATCTTGGATGTACATGTGGGCATCTTCAGAAGGTGCCATGAAAGAGGAAATAATAAAGGGATACGCCCGTTATTATATTGATAAAGAAACAAAAATTAATTCGGAAGAGTAATGACTGAAAGTACAAAAAGGCTCATGGTAGTGGATGCCATGAATGCATTTATTCGCGCTTGGATTGTAGATCCTAGTATTTCTCAAAACGGAGAATTGATCGGAGGTTACAAGGGCTTCATTAAGATTCTACAGAAGCTTTGTCGCGAGATGCGGCCAGATGAAGTCATCATTGCTTGGGATGGCGCAGGGGGCTCTCAAAAAAGACGGGCCGTCAATAAGAACTACAAAGGCGGAAGAAAACCCCTGCGCCTTAACCGAAATGTAAAAAACCTTACTGATGACGAGCAGCTTCAGAATAAGGTGTGGCAACAAATGCAGCTTATGGAGATGCTTAACTGCATGCCTTTCATACAGATAGTGAGCGAAGGTATAGAGGCAGATGATGTCATTTCTTATGTGGTGCAAAACCATAAATACAAGGGGTGGCAAAAGATAATTGTGTCAAGCGATAAAGATTTCTTTCAATTGTGTGACGATGAAACAATTTTATATAGACCCATCCAAAAGACTTTTATTAATAAACCCAGAATCATGGAAGAGTTTGGTATTCATCCTACGAACTTTGCCATGGCAAGAGCAATTGCGGGCGATGGTTCGGACAACCTAGAGGGAGTTCGAGGTGTTGGACTCAAGACTATAGCGAAAAAGATGCAATTCTTTGCCAAAGAAGACCCCGTAACTCTTACGGAGCTATACGAGTACTGCGAGAATGACAGCACCGGACTCAAGGCCTTCTCATCAATATTGGAAGCCAAAGATAAAATTGCCAGTAACTATAAAATTATGCAACTTTATTCACCCAGCATATCGATACAGACTAAAAATAAAATTCAGTACGCATTGGATAACTTTGAAGCCCAGTTTAACAAAACCGAAGTCATGAAAATGATGAAGGAAGATGGCTTTGGGGAGTGGAATACATCTGACATATTTGCTCTTTGTAAAAGAATTACAAGTAATGCTTGACAGGGACTCGACAACGTGCTATATTAAATAACAACGGAGGGTTCAATGTCAAAGGAAGACTTTAGCCAATACGGTAAAGATTTCCAAGAAAGTTTATGTCACTTGATGCTAATTGATCGACCATTTGCGGATCAAATGTATGAAGTAATTGACATTAACTTTCTAGAATTAAAATACTTACAAACATTTATAAAGCTCATTCAGAATTATCGTGAAAAGTTTGGCGTACATCCAAGCGAAGATATAATGAAAACGGTTATGCGCTCGGAACTAGGCAACGAACTGGAATCTGTCCAACAACAGATAAGAAATTTCTTCGCCAGAGTATATCGAGCAGACGTAGGCGATGCAGAATATATTAAAGCAACAGCCCTTGATTTTTGTAAGAAGCAAAAATTAAAAGCAGCTATGCTTAGATCAGTGAAGTTGCTGGAAAAGTCGTCTTTTGATGAGATCTCGCAAGAAATAAACGAAGCCCTAAAACTTGGCTCGGATTCAAATCATGGCCATGACTACATTAAAGATTTCGAGCAGAGATTTATTTTCAAGTCCAGAAACCCAGTTCAGACAGGCTGGGAAGAAATAGATAAGATTACTCACCAAGGTCTCGGAAATGGAGAACTGGGAGTAGTTATTGCTCCTACTGGAGCCGGTAAGAGTATGGCACTCGTTCATCTAGGGGCACAAGCTTTGATGGATGGCAAGAATGTACTTTATTACACTCTAGAACTTTCTGACACAGTGGTGGGATCTAGGTTTGATAGTTGTATAACCAAAGTACCTCTAAATGACTTGCGACCTTTCAAAGAGGAGATCTATGAAAAAATTCAAGATCTAGAAGGTAAGCTGATTGTCAAAGAATACCCAACAAAATCATCTTCCGTGGCAACTTTAAAAAACCATTTAGAAAAAGTTATTAATCGAGGTTTCAAGCCCGACATTATTTTGGTAGACTATGCCGACCTTTTAAGGCCAGTTTCTACTTTAAGAGAGAAAAGACACGAATTAGAGACTATTTATGAGCAGCTTCGGGGTTTAGCACAGGAATACAAATGTTGTGTTTGGACTGCCTCCCAGACAAACAGATCTGGTCTCAATGCCGAAGTCATCACTATGGAGTCTATAAGTGAAGCTTTTAACAAGTGTTTCGTCGCAGACTTCATTTTTTCGATTTCAAGAACAGCGGAAGATAAGTTGAACAATCAGGGTAGAATTTTTATAGCCAAAAATAGAAACGGGGTAGATGGTGTAATCTATCCGATCTACATGAGCACTGCTAATATTACAATAAAGGTCTTGCCTAGCTCCGGTGAAACAATAGGTGAAGTGCAGAAGGAAGCCAAGAAAAGACAAGAGGCGAAATTGAAAGAAAAATATGCACAATTCAAAAACAACAAAAAGGAGAAGAAATAATGTCACTAAACACACTACAAGAGTACACGAGAATAGCCAAGTATGCTAAATACTTACCGGAGGAAAACAGAAGAGAGACCTGGAAAGAGCAGGTCGATCGAGTATTCAACATGCACAAGGAATACTTCGAGGAGTTTCCGGAAGTTATGGATCATATAGATTTCGCCAAAAACGCGGTTCTTAAAAAAGATATTTTAGGTTCTCAAAGGATCTTGCAGTTCGGTGGCACTCCCATCTTCAAACACAATGCTAGGGTTTACAACTGTGGTTTCGGACACATCAATAGGCCAAGAGCTTTTCAAGAATTAATGTATCTACTTCTCTGTGGCTGTGGCATAGGTTTTTCTGTACAAAAACACCATGTTTCTCAACTACCTCTAGCCGCCAGGCGGGGAGAAATAATAGAAAAGACCTATATAGTACCAGATACAATTGAGGGGTGGGCTGATGCTATTGGTGTTCTTGTTGCAAGTTATATGGGTGGAATTCCCGAATTTGATGAATATGTGGGTGAAAAGATTATTTTTGATTATTCAAACATCCGTCCAGCAGGCGCTCCCCTATCTTCTGGCGCTAAAGCTCCTGGCCCAGATGGTCTTCGTCGTTCTATCGATAAGATTGAAGAAATATTCGAAAAGAGTTTAGCAAAATCCAGACGTGTTAAATTGAGGCCACTAGATGTTTATGATATTATTATGCACGCTGCCGATGCTGTCATTTCTGGTGGTGTACGTCGCTCTGCCACGATCGCATTATTTTCTCCTGATGACGAAGAAATGGCCACCGCAAAAACTGGTAACTGGTTTATTGAAAATCCTCAACGTGGAAGATCAAACAATAGCGCCTTGTTAGTGCGAGATGAGACATCTAAAGAAACATTTAATAAATTGATGTCGTGTGTCAAAGAATATGGAGAACCTGGCTTCGTGTGGGCAGAATCTACCGAAATGGGTTTTAATCCTTGTGTGGAAATTGGCTTGTATCCAGTTGATGTGGAAACAGGCAAGTCGGGTTGGCAATTCTGTAACCTAGCGGAGATAAATGGTAAGCGAGCAAACACACCGGAAAAGTTTTATCAAGCTTG